ATTGATTACTTCTTCTAACGCAATTAATGGTATGTTTTTTACTCCTCCATCTTTCTTCAATGTTGAATTCATGTTTAACAATGATGAGAATCAATTTCTACCAAGATACGGAGATTGTGTGTTAACTGATATTGATGTCAATTTTGCACCAAATGGATTTGCATCCCATAATGATGGTGCACCAGTTCAAACGACATTATCATTATCATTCCAAGAAATTGAAATTGTCACAAAAGCAAAAATTGCTTCTGGTTATGGTGCAACTTCTCGTACACCGTTTAAAACAACCTCAGAATCTGTTGCAGGATTACGCTAATGAAATATTTCCAACAGTTTCCTACAATTCAAATGACTGATTACAATGGCAACAATGTCAATGTAACCAATATAATGGAAAGAGTGGATGTAATTCCTAATCTATTACAAAATGCACAGTTGTTTTACTCTTATAGTATCAAAGATACTGATACACCAGACATCATTGCACAAAAATATTATAATGACAGTTATAGATATTGGATAACACTATTCAGCAACCAAACTATTGATCCAATTGGTAACTGGCCAATGAATCCTAATTTGTTTAATGACTTTTTGGTTGATAAGTATGCAAGTGCTACCGCCAATTCATTGAACATTGCTGTTGCGAATGTTACGTCTTCACAAGTCTTAACATACACACAGAACACAATTTATCAATACATCGAAACAATAACAACAACAGACTCCACTTCATCTGAATCAAATACAACAATGTATATAATCGATAGTAATGCATATGCAAACGTAGAACAAGGAACTGTAAGTGTGATATTGCCTAGTGGTGCAGGTGTTACAGTAACAACACAAGCTTATCCACAATACATATATGATTATGAAGTGCAAACAAATGAAGCTAAAAGAAATATAAATCTAATCAATGTCAATTACGCCGGTTCATTAGAAAATCAACTATCTTCGTTATTAAAATAATATGTCTGCTGCAGGAATTCTTAATACAAGAGACTATGAACTAAAAAGTCTCACACTACTAACAGCTCTCGGTACTATTGAGCTGCGTCTTATTATGAATGAGATTTCATACCATGAAGATTTATTTGGTGGTGTGGTTTCTGGTTATGTAATGATTACTGAATCCAATTCATATGCAGAATTGTTAGGTCTAAATGGTAATGAATTTTTGGTAATGATATTCGGTAAGTATGATGATCCAAATAATATAATCACTAAGAAGTTTCGTGTATATAAGATTGACAAGAGAAAATTGGCAGCCAACATGTATACAGAGGTATACACATTGCAGTTTTGCTCAGAAGAATTGTTGATGTCTGAACAGTATAAGATTAGTAAGTCATATCCAAACCAAACAGTCCAAGAAGTTATTACAGATATCTGCACCAGTAAATATCCAGGAACACCTGGACTAGGAATAGATCCAAGTAGATTACAGATTGACCCAACTTATGGAACATATAGTTTTATTATACCAAATTTAAAGCCACTCGATGCTATAAATTGGTTATCAATATATGCTAGACCAGATTCACCACAATATCCTGGTTGTGATATGGTGTTCTATGAAGATAGAGATGGTTTCAAATTTAAATCTTTGCAAACATTGACCGATGGCCGTAACGTAGTAGTATATAATAAGTATCGTTATGATCCAAAGAATACTAATGAAGGTGACTTAACGGAAGAAGTTTTCAACGTAACGACATATGAGATACTTGACTCATATGATACATTAGAAGCTATAAATTCTGGCATGTTTGCGAATCAATTGATATCAGTTGACATACTAACCAGAAAGTCTATAACTACAAACTTTGATTATCGTCAGTATTGGAATAATCCTGTAACGGGCGGCCTGAATGATTATCCGCTAACAAACAATTTCAAAAACAGAGCAGGTCAAAAGTTAAATGAGACAAGCCAAGCAAAATTGAAACTGGTATTCTCTAACTTTGATGATGCTAACAATGCAGTTGTTCAGTCTCATCCAGGTTCAGTTGCACAAAACATTTATGCAGAGACCTACATACCATACAGAACAGCACAATTAGCATTGGCTAATTATACGAGAGTAAAGATATCTGTTCCAGGTGATCCTTTGTTGACTGTTGGCAAAGTCATTCAATTTGATTTGTTATCTAAAAATCCAGCAATCAAAGAACCAGATTTGTACTATTCTGGTAACTATTTGGTGACAGGAGTTAGACACATGATTACACAAAATGATTTTAAAACTGTTTTAGAAATAGCAAAAGAAAGTTTGCCAAATCAGTTGCCAGACATACAAGATGATTCTACAAGTTGGACTAGCGTGGTGAATGGATGAAGACAGTAAATAATTTTGCAGGTCTTAATGGGTTCTGTTGGTGGGTCGGTGTCGTTGAGAATAGAGCCGATCCATTAGCACTAGGCCGATGCCAATGCCGTATTTTTGGTTGGCATACAGAAGATACAACTATGATTCCCACCAAAGATTTGCCTTGGTGTCACCCAATGAACTCAATAAATACGGCCAAACAGTTTCAACCACTAGAAATAGGAGATTGGGTGGTAGGTTTTTTTATGGACGGAGAGAGTGGTCAGTTTCCAATAATGATGGGTTATTTACCAGGTTTTGCAGCTGCAAATACTTCCACATCTAGTCCTGTAACAACAACATCGGCATCAACGGGAGGTTAATATGGCAACAGCAACAGACGCATTTGCTGGTGGCATAACAAATGCCACAAACACTTTAACAAATGCGGTAACAAATGCGGTAACAAATGCACAGAACAATGCATCGGCATTGACATCTACATCCTTTGTTAATTTAGCACCTACTGAAATTTTAACAGGCGGCGCAGTACTTGAAATCAAATCACCAAATCTACCAAATGGTGGTTATTTTTATACCGCTGGTTCACAAACACTTCCAGGATTATCAAGGGGTTCATTAAAGAATTCATCGTTACTGAATAACAACAATGACTTGTCACACGTTTGTGATTTCAAGTTTGACTTTTCTCTTGGTATTAGTATATCTGGATTAAGCAATCCATTCACACAAATAGCAAATGCTATTAAGAATGGTAAAATGGCAGGTGCCAATGCAGTTCGAGCTGCCGTTAATCAACTACAACAGGCATTTCGTGAAGGTTTAAAAGCATTATTAGCAGCACTAAATTTTGATCCTACAGGTCAAATTTCTTTGACAATTTCTGTTGGTAAATCTCTCATTAGGCAGTTGAATGCGATTACTGCTCAGATTGCTCAGATTGCCTATGATATTGCTTTGGTTCAAAGTATTGTTACAAACTTACAACAAATTGTGACATGGATTCAAAGTTTGCCTGGTCAAATCCAAAAACTTTTACAACAATGTTTGACAAATTTTCAAACATCTTTGACTAATACAACTAACACAGTAAAAAATGCTACAAACATCAATAACATAGTCAATGGTATTGGCCAACAAGCAAATCAGGCAGCTACAGCTGAATCCGCTAATACAAGTGCTTCTATGATGGCTATTATTAATGGTACGGCTGGAACTGCCGCAGTCACCAGTCTTATAAATTCAACAGTCGCAGCTGCGCCACCATCTTCTGGTGCAACACAAAAAACAGCATCTAGCCCCTAAGGACATTGAATGGCAACACAACCGAGTTTCTTTACAGCATGGACAGAGCCTGAATCAGCGGCTAATGGTACATATCAACCTGTATTTCCTTACAATAACGCAACACAAACAGCAAGTGGACATTCATTTGAATTGGATGACACTCCCACGAGAGAGCGTGTAAGACTGCAACACCGCTCAGGCACATTTATTGAGATGCATCCTAATGGTGATGAGGTGCATAAGGTGTATGGTGATGGATATGAAATCACAATCAAAAACAAGAATATGTTGATTCAAGGGCGCCTTAAAATTGAAGTACAAGGTGATTGTGAGATACACGTTAAAGGCGACCTAATAGAACAAATTGACGGCAACGTAGAACAACACATCAAAGGCAACTTCTCGCAGGTTGTAGAAGGTGTTAGTAGTATGACTTCCCAAGGCGACATGATTATCAATGCAGCTGGTGGCCTGACAGGTGGTTTGAAACTCAATACACCAGATTACATGCATCTTGGTGGAGACCTAACAGTAGATGGTGAGATTACTGCTGGTAAAATAACATC